TGACGTTTGATAGATTGAGATCTAAGAACGGTAAACCGCTATCTAAAGAAGTACTGTACTGTAACTACTATGCCGAAATGCACGGAGTATCTTCTAGCGCTATACGATCAATCATAAAATCACAAGGAGTTAGATGTGAGTCAACAACTGGTACAGAATGATAAATTCCTTATAGAAACTCCTGATGGTTGGTCACAATTCTCTGGTGTTAGAAAGTCGACTTCTACTGGGTCTGTTACTATATACACCAACAGTGGTAAGAAGTTGGAGTGTACGACAGATCACTTGATGTATAGTAGATATGGCTGGATGGCAGCAGACTTGCTTGATATAGATGATGTCGTTATGACAGTAGACGGATACGAACACATTATGCACGTGCAAGTGGATAAATTTTCTACAATGTCAATGTACGACGCAGTATCAGTTGCTAACAAGAGTCAATACTTTACCGATGGTATATTGAGTCATAACTGCAACTTCTTAGGTAGTTCAGGTACGCTGATCGAGGGATCCAAGTTAAAGAATCTGGTGCATAAGATACCTTTGGCGGAAACTCAGTTTATGAAAGTTTACGCTCAGCCAGAGGCAGATCACGTCTATGTGTGCATAGTCGACGTTGCTAGAGGCAAGGGATTAGACTACTCAGCATTCCAGATTATCGACGTGACTGCTATGCCATATAAGCAAGTGTGTGTTTATCGTGATAACAACATCACGCCTATCGACTACGCCGAAACTATACATAGAAGCATACAGAGATATAATCAAGCTTACACCCTAGTAGAAGTGAATGACATAGGCGAGCAAGTGGCAGAAGTACTACATTATGAGTTTGAAGTAGAGACCTTAATGTTTACTGAGTCTGCTGGTAGAGCAGGTAAGAGAATATCGACTGGGTTTAGCAAGAGTTCTGATAAAGGAATACGTACAACTAAGTCTGTTAAGTCAGTTGGTTGTAACATGCTGAAAATGTTAATAGAGCAGGATCAGCTCATTCTCAGCGACTTCCAAACGATCAACGAGCTTTCAACCTTCTCCAGAAAAGGCGTATCATATGAAGCAGAGTCTGGGTGTCATGACGATCTAGTTATGGGTCTAGTGTTATTTGCTTGGATGACAGACCAAATGTTTTTCCGAGAAATCACTGATATAAATACATTAGACAAGTTGAGATCACGAAATGAGGAAGAACTTATGGAAAGCCTTCTACCGATCGGTTTTAACAACTACGATGATGATGATGGAATTATTGATGATCCATATGGTGGATCTGGAAAATGGCTACAATACTGAATTACGGTTTTTATAAATACATAAGAATGCAGAAGTTTATACCTTACAATAAACAAGGAGAATGATATATGGGTTTTCAACTAAGTCCAGGCGTTAATGTCAGCGAAATCGATCTGACTAATGTCACACCATCTGTTGCTACCACCGAAGGTGCTATTGCAGGTGTGTTTCGTTGGGGTCCAACCGACGAAAGAATCTTAATCTCATCTGAAAATGAGCTAGCTACTCGCTTCGGCAAGCCTGCTACTTACTACACTGATGATACACTAACAACTACGTGGACAAACCATGAAACTTGGTTCTCTGCGGCAAACTTTCTGTCTTATGCAGGTGCTTTGTATGTTACTCGAGTTTCCGATGATACAGCTGCTGCTGCTAGCGGAACAAACTTTGATGCAAAATACAATGGCTCAATGGGTAATTCAATCTCAGTATCACATTGCTTTAATGGCAACTTCGCTGCTGCTGCCCGCACAGAAATTCTGACAATTAGTCCGTCATCTACCACAGGTGTTATATCTGGATACGTGACAGCAACTGGCCTAGAGTCATATGCAGCGGTAGGCGATAAAGTCGTACTATCTACTGGTCATGAACTCGTAATCAACTCAATAACTACCGCTGCTGCATCCGCATCCGGCTCAGTAGTTACATTTGATGGATCAGATGTTCTGATTGCCGACACTGCAACCGATACAATCGAAGCTACTGGTCACGGATTCATTCAAGACCAAGCTGTGCAGTATTCTTCAGGCGGTGACATTGCTGTTCAAGGACTAGTCGAAGGTAATTTCTACTTCGTTATAGCCGTTGACGTTGACAACTTCCAGTTAGCGACATCAATTGGTGGATCTGCCGTAGATCTTTTAGCAGTTGGTACAGGAACAAGCCATACAATAACTCCTGTTACTTCTTGGGATTCAACAGTATCTTTCGCATCTAAGTACACTGGCGCTGTCATATACGCAGCAGCATTTAGTACTCAGTGGGGCGATGCTGGATTGTTTGACGCAGCTCCAACTACTAATGGCGTACACGTTATAGTAAAAGACGTAGATGGCGCAATCTCTGGAACCGCAGGTACAGTACTTGAGCGATGGGATAACGTATCAACTTCGTCTACTGCCACATCATTTGATGGAACAACTAACTTCATCGTAGATGTGCTATTCCAAAACTCTTCTTGGATCGCAGTATCTAACGCAAAATCCATCCTAATCGCTTTGACTACATTCTCATCTGGCGTCACACTTACACTAGGTAGTGATGGACAAGATGAATTAGAGATCTCTGTTGGCGAACTTGCCATTGGTTACGATCTATATGCTGATGCATCTAAAGTTGATGTTTCTTTCATCATTCAAGGTAAGGCTCGTGGTACTACACTTGCTAACTACATCATTGATAACATCTGTGAAGTACGTAAAGACTGTGTAGCATTCATATCTCCAGAACTTGCTGATAATACTCCAGCTGCTGTCGTTGATTTTGTATCAACTCTATCTGCAAGCACATATGCAATGGTAGATAGTGGATATAAATACCAGTATGATAAGTATGCTGATGTGTATCGTTGGATTCCATTGAACGGCGATATCGCTGGTCTTTGTGCCCGAACAGATGATGTACGAGATCCTTGGTTCTCACCTGCTGGCTATAGCCGTGGTAATGTTAAGAATGTTGTTAAGCTGTTGGTTAATCCTAACCAAGCTCAGCGAGATTTGCTATATAAGAACAACATTAACCCAGTTATTACACAGCCTGGTAAAGGAACACTGCTTTTCGGTGACAAGACTTTTGCTTCAACAGCGAGTGCATTTGATCGCATTAACGTTCGTAGATTGTTCATCGTACTCGAGAAGACTATCGGCCTAGCTGCTAAGTCAACTCTGTTCGAATTCAACGATGAATTCACAAGAGCCCAGTTTAACAACTTAGTTGAACCTTTCTTACGTGATGTACAAGGTAGACGTGGAATTTATGACTTTAAAGTAGTTTGTGATGAAACAAACAACTCTGCTCAAGTTATAGATAGCAACCAGTTTGTTGGCGACATTTATGTTAAGCCAGCGAAGTCTATCAACTTCATCCAGCTTAACTTCGTTGCGGTTCGATCCGGCGTAGAGTTCAGTGAAATCGTAGGCAAGTTTTAACACATAAATATACAAAAGGAGATATAACTAATGGCTTTTAATATCAATGAGATCAAAAGCCAGCTTACCTTCGGAGGTGCTAAAGCATCGCTTTTCCAAGTATCGATCACTAACCCGATCAATGGATCTGCGAATCTTAAAACACCTTTCATGGTACAAGCTGCTCAAATCCCAGAAAGTACCCTGGGTACAATAGAAGTCCCGTACTTCGGACGTAAGATCAAGATTGCCGGAGACCGAACATTCGCTGAATGGACTGTCACCGTCATTAACGATGAAGACTTCCTTATCAGAAATGCTATGGAAGAGTGGATGGCATCCATCAACTCGCACGAGTCTAACACTAGACAACTTGCGACTGCTGCTACCGCTTCTTACAAGTCACAAGCTCAGATCACCCAGTACTCTAAGACTGGTGTTCCATTACGAGTTTATAACTTCAATGGTCTGTATCCTTCAAGCATTGGCTCTATTGCAATGGATTGGAGCACTACAGATGATATCGAACGATTTGATGTGACTTTCCAATATGACTGGTGGAACGTCTCTGGCGGTACTACTGGAAATGGCGCTACTGATATATAATTGAAATGATCGGGGGAGAGAATATCTCCCCCATTAGAGGATAAACTATGAATTTGTTTGGGTTCGAGATCAAAAGAAAGTCTGAAGAAAACAAGAATATACCTTCTTTTGTTCAAGCCAACGAGGACGACGGTGCAGTAAACATTGCTGCAACGGGCACAGGTGTCAGTAGTTTTTTAGACATGGATGGCACAGCGAAATCTGAAGCAGAACTTGTCCATAAGTACAGATCTATGCTACAGCAGCCAGAGGTATCTCAGGCGGTTGATGACATAGTGAATGAAGCTATCACCATTTCATATGACCAAAAAGTTGTAGAATGCGTCACAGAAGACGTTGATCTGTCTGAAGGCGTTAAAAAGAAGATTCGAGAAGAGTTTGACCACGTGTTAAGACTGCTCGACTTCTCTAAAAGTGGATACGAGACGTTCC